CAGTCATTGCAACTGGGGGATGTGTGGCATTTGAGCCTGCACTGCTGTTCATCAAATATGCTGCTCTTGTACTTATGACACCAAATACATTTTCGCTTAGATCTGTGGCAACTTGGGTGATTTCGGCTGTGCCGCCTAGTTCAACCACAGTTCCTGGAGCCAATTCTTCGTCGGCCCAAAAACGTTCAGCCACGTCTGCGTAGTTGGCATTGATCTGATTGCCGGATATGGCGCCATCGGCACCGTTGATGGTCATCACTGTAGTTGGAGTTCCTGCCACATTGGCACGGAACAGGATGTCGCCGTTGGTCTGCGTGTTGGCTATGGTCACATCACTGCCGCTGACTGTGACTGTAAGGTCTCCGTCGGCGCCCACAGCCAAGCCAGCATCGTTAGTTGTAATCAGTTGTCCTGTGGTCAGCGCTGTAGCATCGGCACGCATGAAACTGGTGGCTGCTAGATTGCTGGCGCCTAAAGTAGTAGCATTGGTGGCTGTGCCTTGGAACAGGTATGCGGCACTGGCAGTTGACAGTTGCAGACCCGGTTTGATGGTAGTAAATCCTGTGATGGGAGTCTGTGGTGTCCAAGCTGTGGTATCCTTGCTCATGATGCCAACCAAGGTACCACCCACATACAGTTGTAGAATGGTGTGTTGTACAGAAGCATTGTCAGTGACTGTGGCCGGAATAGCTCCAGTTTCACCTTGTCCAGCTGTGAAAGCAGGACCTACCAAGATAAATTCTGTGCCGGTGTAAACGTTCAATTGTTCATTGACGGTGTCGTACCATAGGTCGCCCTGTACGTTTGAAGATGGCTCTGTAGAACTAGATGTAGCACTACTAATAGTTTTCCAGACTGCTCCGTTCCAGACCTGTAGCAACTCGTTGGCCGAATCCCACCAGAGTTGACCCACTAAAGGATCTCCGGGGGCTGTGTCGTTGGAACTGTTTTCCAGCAAATGCACAAAGTTTTCATCCAAATATATACCATAGCCAGCGTAGTTTTTTCCTGGCAGAGCCATGGAGCAACTGGTGGTATCTAATGTACCGTCTGGGATGGTTGTTAGTATTGTACCATCAGTTAAGTTAATTGTATATGCCATTCGTTTTACTCCGTCCTATTCTCATTTAGCTGACCTTAATATAGTCATATTTATGCGGCGCTCAAATTGGTCAAAGTTTGAATACGCAGGGTATAATCTATCTGTATTTGGCGATTCAAGCTCTTTTGAACCGGGTGAAAAATCACATGGGTTATCAAGCGCAGATTGGTTAGACTACCGTTGGCAGATTTCAAGCCCAGCTCATCAAACACGTACTCGCCATTAAAATTAGTAGAATTGTCAAAAGCCTGTTGACCAGCAGGTTCGCCGTAATCCAATAAACATGTAACCAAAATGTCGGTATACACTTTGCCAGCTGTGTGTATTACTGTCATGTAGTTTTGTGCAGGATCTGTGTTGGCTGCTGAGTTGTCATCGACCACTTTGGCATAAGTTTCATTGTAAAGATCTGCGTTTTGTCCGGTAACGTTGGGAGGCAAGTATGTAATCACACCAGTAGGGTCCACGGAGCTGCCACCGTTACCAAAGGCCATCTGGAATATAAAACCTCCGCCCTGTGCCAAGGTACGATTGCTGAGTGTTTCTGCCATGGCTATGCTGATATTTTCATAGTGTATGGCATTTTTTTTGTCTACCAACACTTGACCGGTGCTGGGATCCGTAATCTTGACAAAGCCTTCAATTTTGGCCAGACCAGGTTGAATCATGCTCGTTTCTCCACAAATATTTCTTGAGTCTTGGGATCAAAAATCCTAACAAATCCTTCAACACTGATGCTGCCAGTTTCGTTGGGGCGTTTGTGCGCAGATTGAGTTTGAGGCTTTGCGGGTTGTTGGTTTATTTTTTCCATTATAGATTATTTACCTCTAGATTTCACCCCGTAAAAACCTTGCACAAGGTGTGTCAGTCTGACTCAATGGAAGATTGGGCGTGTTTAAATTGTACCAGGTATGCCCACGACGCACTAGTATGGTAACTTCTACTCCATCCGGTGGTGCTGTGTCAAAGGTCACAGTCACAGGATTTGGATTGGTTATAGTGTATCCTGTTTGCACACGCTCACCGCCCACATATACTTCCACAGTCTGATCACTTATGGTGCTGTCTTCTTGGCTGATATCTATGTCAGCGGCTGTAAAGGACACTGTGTTTCCGTCGCCCTGATTTGTGCCGGGAACCAATGGGTATGTTATGTTGCTGACCACGTAATTTTGACATGACGCTGGCATGAGATTTCCACGCCCAATATCGTATACCAAACTGTTTTCAGAATGATTGGTAATAGCTGTTCCGGCTGTGCCACGCAGGAGTCCACTAACTGTGTTGGCTGTGGTATCACGATAGCGATACATGATGCGCTCACCGTTGACCGTGAGCATGCCCCAGATATTGGCAGCGCCAGTTGTCTGTGTCCAGTAGTTGGTATCTGTTGGTAGATTGCCTGTGGTCGTGGTCAAGGCACGATAAAACAAGCCGCTGTACATGACCACATCGCCGGCACTGTAGATAAAGTTAGGATTGAAATCTGCAGCAAAGTTTGGTTCACCCAGCGCAGATGCATCAGCCACATAGATTACATCATCTTGATCATCTAGTCTTTGTGTCAAAGTAGTAGTAGTATCCGCCGTGATACGATAAGTGGCCTGCACGCCACGCATGTCTTGGAATATACGGAAGTCCGGTCCGGTATGGGCGCTGTCACCATCGTTGGTATAAACACGGAAGTCCAGAGTATCAAACTCTGAACCTGGAATCAGTTCTTCTGGTGCATAACTACTGAATATGTCAATGTATCCGCCACCATCTACGTTGACATCTGTGGGTCGTGTGCCTAGGAAGGGATCAACATACTCACTTTCATAGATAGCATCCAACAAGGCTGGATCATATGTGGGGCGACCTTCGGGCCCATAGCTGATATTGTCAAATGGATTGATGTCATAGTTGCCTACATCATATCCAGTATTTGCATTAAAGCCCAATCCATAAACTTGCACTCCTGGATACTCGAGTCCGTCAATCAACAATGGCAAACTGCGACCGGGTTGATTCACTGTTGGTAAGTAGAAACCTTGTGTGCGATCTATCCCACCTAAAGTGCCTGCATCAATTTCGATCCATTGATCAAACAAGAAAGGATCGTAAAAACTTGTTGATCTTGAAGTGATAGAATTTGTTAAAGCCTGGCCCAAGGTCACAGTATTGGTGGTTCCATCAATGGCTGTGATGATTGTGGAATCTGGTATTCCAAATCCAATGACCAGCATGCCATTGCCAAGACCTGTAGTAGAGGTCACTACTATATCATACGATCCAGCGGTGCCGGTCGCTGTGGTGATCACTGGTGTGTTGGTCACTGTGGCCGCAGCTTGCCATACTCGATCTAGATATCGAACTTGTGTGCCTGCAGGGTAGTTAGCGATCAAATAGGTCCAATCAGTGATATTGCTGGTGTATTGATAACGGTCATACTTGATCGTGGTCTTCATGCTACGAACCAGATCGTTGCCCATGACAGCATAAGCCACAGCCCCAGATCCGTTGCCACCTGTGAGTGTAATTATCGGAGTGGTTGTATAGCCAGACCCAGGTTCAACGATGGTCACAGCTACTACTTGTCCTTGGGAATTAATTACTGAAACTGCTGTGGCTGCTGTGCCAGCAAATGTCAGGGTGGCGGTGCCATTGAGTCGACTTCCTGTGGTAAATTCTGGTGCAGTCGTGCCAGTTACTCCAGCTTGTGCTACTGAATATAAATTGGTGCCATAAAAAATCTGTTGTCCTATGACATAAGATGTAGAAGCCTGCCATGGTGTGCCCACAGTTACCACTGGCTGGTTGGTATAACCTGATCCGACCACGGCCACGTTTACCGCCTGCAGGTTTAACAAGTAGTTGTTGAACCAAGCATTCCAAGGTGTTTCAGCCCAGATTTCAGCATCCGCGGCAGTGTCTGCAATATCGCTGGCTGTACCTGTGCCTGTGGCTGTGCTCTTGGTATAGGGCAACAGCACCGGACTTACATATTGTGGAATTTCTAAGTCAGTGTTGTAATAGGCCGGATTGTCAAAGTCGGTGATCATGCCTGGATAAGCATCTAATCCATTGTAGGCCAGATTGAATTGTTTGATCTGCACATGATAGGGCTTGACCTCCTGGATGTAATCCAACACAAAGTCTTGGTTGTCTTGACGATAGGTCTGGAACGGCAATAACTCACGTATTTCATGGCGCACATCAATCAGACTAGTTTTGGTCAACCATTCGGGTGCTTCTTGTTCTGTTAAAATGTATTCGAACATCAATATCAACAAACGATTGCGACTGATGGCTAGGTCATCTATGAACAATTCTTCGTTGATGGCCTGTATGATACGGCGTGTTTCTGTAACCGGTTCTTGGTCATAGTACTGGGCATCAAATACTTCAATATCAAACCCATACCGTCCCAAGGCATAGTCCCAAAGTTCGGCCTTGAATTCAATGGTGCCATCTTCAAGACCCACACGATCCCATCCTGTGTTGGTTTTGATATAAATCTCAAATTTGTTTTGTGCATTGGCAGTGACTTTTACACTGCTTCCCACACTTATATTTGTCAAAGTAGCCAGGCTGGCATAGTTAGGCACTTCAGCTACAGGAACTGTGTTGGTATTGTAGCCTAACTGGTACCAGTTGATAAATTGCCAATAATTCCTTGT